GATTACACTGAAGGTGAACCTACATGGGATTATGCAGATATCAATAAATCAAAAATCACGATTTATACTGAAATTTCTGAAGAATTCGAAAAGTTAGCTCCTTCATTCTACATGGCGGAAATTACTAAAAACTTAAGAATTGCATTAAAGAAAAAATTAGCAGTTGAGGCATTATTTGGAGATGGTACAACAAACCACCTAGTGGGAATCTTTGATGATAATGCAACAGCAATCGATGCATTAACAGATATCGAAATCACAGCAATCGATGAAACAACTCTAGACCAACTTATCTACGGATACGGTGGAGATGAAGACATTGATCCTGGTGTGTTAGTTTTATCAAAAGCAGACCTTCGTGCGTTTGCTGCAGTAAGAGGAACACAAGATAAAAAACGTGTTTATAAAATTGATCACAAAAACAAAACAATCGATGGAATTCCATATGAAATCAATGGAGCTATTACACCTTTAGCATCAGCAAGTGTTGGAGATTATGTAATGGCATACGGATCATTAAAAAATTATAAACTTGTAAGTTTTGCAGATATTCAAATCATGAAGTCATACGACTACAAATTCAAACAAGGTCAAATTTGCTTCAAAGCATCTGGAATCTTTGGTGGAAACGTTGTAGCTTGGAATGGGTTCTTAAGAGTTAAAAAAGGCGCATAAAATAAATTAGAGGAGGTCCACCATGGCAAAGAAAGTAATTAATATCAATCAAGTTAGAAAAGCCATTCATCAAGATGGAGACTTCGATGTTGAAGAGCTGGAGAGATTGTCAAATCTGGCCTCCTCTTTCATTGAAACAAAAACAGGGTATGATTTTGGAAAAGATGATATTGTAGAGCCGCTAGCATTACAGTGTGCAACTTTATATGTGAAGCAACAATACTTCGGTTCAGATGGGTACAATAAAGAATATAATTATAGCTTAGGAATCCAGGGAATCCTTGTAGACCTTCAAGTTATAGCAAAGGCAAAAATCGCAGCTGAAGGAGAAACCGCATAATGGGAACTCCAAAGTACAAACGAGATAAAAAGCCATGCATCAAAATATTTAAAAACATTGAAACCCCAACAGGACCAATAAAAAAATACATTCATCCAAAAAACACACTGTTAAATGCTTATGTTAGACAATTGAGTGCGAGAGAACAAAACATAGGTAATGCTGAAATTGATGGAAGCACAATCGAATTTACAGTCAATAAAAGAAAGTTATCAGGTGACATGTTTGTAGAGTTTAAAGAAGAGGTATATCAAATTAGTGGAGTTGACAATTTTGAGTTTTTAGAAGGTGTAGATATTTCATTCCAGGCTTATAGAGTTAATCCAAAAAATGACTATATTGAAATTCAATATACGGAGTGGAACTCATGAGAACCAGCCAGGCAATATTTGAAGCTGCAGATGCAGTAGAAACAATCTTAATTGCAGCTGGTGTTAAAGATGGAATAGAACTAAGTGAGGAAGAATTATCAGCAACCAGGGATCCACTCTTCTGGTTAATAAATACCCCATCACAAATAGCTTCAGACAAACAAACATATGTAATATATACAATTGCAACATCCCCACAAATAGTAAGTGGAGATGGAAAAGTAATGTCACGACAAGTAACTGTAACACTTGATATCTACTCACGATTAAGAATCAACAGAGAACTGATTAACAAAATTGATGAAGAGTTCGATAAAGCAGGAATTGTGCTAGAGTTAAATGCACCACTTACCTATAATCAAGCAACACAATTATATAACTATTCATTTGTAACGTATTTACTAGCATCAGATGCCCCAAAACCAGCTCCAACAGAATAGAGGTGTTAATATGGCAGTTGATATTCAAAAGCAGCTGGAAACAATACTCAACCAATATAGCAAGCATCAATTCGAAGCAGTCCAGGCAGCACTAAAAGAAACCTCAGAAGAAGTAGTGGATATCATGGTAAGAAATAGTCCAATCGGTGGATCCACAAATGGGTTTAAGTCACAATGGAAAGCTCAAAATTATGCAAACAACAGTTATATAGGTAATGAAAAATTAACGAAAAATGGAATACCACTTATTAACATACTAGAAGGAAACAACAATCTTGTATCAAATATATGGAATAGAAATCGTTCGTTAATCCAAAATAAATTAATTCGAAGTTTAGAATCGAAAATAAAATAGGAGGAAAATCCATGGCAAAACAAAAGATGTTTAAATTTAATGTTAAAAACGTTAAATATGCGACAATCACAGGAGGAACATATGATGCCCCTGCAGACTTAGCATATGCTGAAGGTTTAGCATTAGAAGCAGACTACAACGAAACAAAGTTGTATGGAGATGGAGAAGTCCTTGTAATCCTTGGAGATGACAAAGGAAAAACAGGTACTCTATCAGTAATCAACATCGAACAAGACTATGAAAAAGCCTGTGCTAGAGCAGAAGACCTAGCAATAGGTATTGGTGATGTTCAACAAAGAGAATCAGTAACACATGCCATCTATTATGAAGTAGAAGCAGTACTGGATGGACAAACAATTACAATCAAAAACTGGTTATACGGAGTTACTACAGGGAAAGCTGGAGAAACATACGAGCAAACCAAAGATGATCCAACAATCAACACATACGATTATCCATTAACAGTATTAGGTACCAATCTACGAAACAATGCAGATGATGCAGATGCAGTAGATACAAATGGTAACACTAAAAAAGTATTCAGATTAACTGTATTCCCAGGAGATACAGGATATGATACATTCGGAGATGAAGTAGTTACTCCGAAAGAAGCGTTATAGGATAAAACATGTATATTAAATTACCTTATTTAGTAAAGACATTTGATGATACAACTAACAAAATGAAAGTTGAAGAAAAAGAGTTAACTGTAGAACTTGATATGTCTTTCAAAGCCCACCTGAAATGGGAGGAGAAATTCCAGGCGGCAGTAGGCTATGATTTAAATACATATACTACGAAAGTAGAAAAATGGATAAAGAACGAGGAGCTCGCACTAGCGAACTTTATAGGGATCATGAAATTATTATATTGTTACATTAATTCAAAGGACCTGCCAACGTTTAGCTCATTCCTTGGAATGTTTGATATTCAAATCGCAGATAAAATCCTTACAAAATTAAATGTAGTAATTGAAGAAGTGAGAAAAACAGCCTCAAAAAACTAGACAGGCGTGTCGATGAGCTTTCTAAATTAAGCGCCAAATTACCAGGAGGCGATAATAAGAAAAGCGACACGCCTTTTATTTTTACACTAATTAAAAAGTGTCAAAAATATGGAATCAGCCACGCCATGATGTGTGAGCTGAATTATAATGATCTGCTATACCTGGTAGTTGAATACGATATAGCAGAAGTGAAAAAATACTGGAGTGACATGGAAGAACATAGACACGCTAGTAATGGACAAGAAGTCCATAAAGCATCAAACCAAACTATACTCGCAATGCATGGAAAAGGCGGTGGCAAATAATGGCAATTAAAGGTTTAACAATACCAATAGGTGCAGACTCTAAAGAATTTAATAAAGAGATAAAAAAAGTAGATCGTAGTATTAGAAATACGGTCAAAGAAGTCAACACTCTAGGGAAAGCTCTAGATATAGAGTGGAATGCTGATCAATTCGAACAGGCACAAAAGCAAGCACAACGTGCGATCGAATTAACAGATGTCAAAGTCAAAGCATTAAGAGATAGACTAAAACGTTTAGATGAAACAAAGACAGATAAGCAATCAGCAGAGTATCAAAAACTGCAAAACCAACTGGTCCAAACAGAAGCGAAAGCAGTACTTCTAAAACGCCAGATGGACAAGATAGCAGCTCTTAAAATAGATGCACTAGCTGGCAAGTTTACTAAGGTAGGCGACAGCATAAGTAAAGCGGGGCAAAAGTTAGCCCCGTTTAGTGTTGCTGCTGGTGGTATTATCGCAGGATTTGGAAAAATAGCTTCAGGTGCAATCGCAGCTGGAGATGACATAGGTACAACCGCTCAACAATTAAACATAAGTACTGATGCATTACAAAAGTTTAATTATATAGCACAACAAACAGATGTGGACCTGGCAAAACTAAGAAAGAGTGCAATCAAAGTGCAAGAAGGTGTGGGTAAATTAGCAACAGGAGAAACAAGCAAAGCAACCCAGGCCCTGGAAGCATTAGGAATCACATCAGAAGATGCAGCAAAAGGAATGGATGAAAACTTCGAAACAATCATCATGAGGTTAGCATCAGTAAGTGATGCAACTCAACAAGCAGCACTAGCAAATGAAATATTCGGTGCAGAACTCGGAGCAAGTATGATCCCATTATTAAATGATGGAGCAGCAGGACTCCAACAACTAACTGAAGAGTTCGATAGTTTCAACACATTAACAAATGAACAAGTTAATGACTTGGATGCCTTCGAAGACACCATGGGCAAGTTATCATTTCAATTTGAACAACAAAGAAATCAACTCGGTGCTGCATTACTTCCGTTAATGGAAACACTAGCAGGAATCGTCCAAGATAAAATATTACCTGCAGTAACAAAATTAACGGATATATTCGCAAACTTAACATTAAAACAGCAATCCTTAATATTTGGAGTTTTAGCATTTATTACAGCATTAGCTCCGATGTTACTAATAATAGGAAAATTAACAGGATCCGTAGGGGGCGTAATTAAAGCTGTGCAAGGTTTAAGAGTAGCCCTGACGTTCTTATCAGCTCATCCAATAATACTCGTTATAACAGCACTTGTGGCGTTAATGGTATTGCTTTACAATTCAAATGAACAATTCAGGAATAGTATCCAGGAGTTAGTAAAAACATTAACAAGTGCATTGATGCCAATACTTAATATAATAGGCGAACTGTTCAATCAAATCATCGCAGCAGTTATGCCGCTAATAAACATACTACTAAAAGTGTTAGCTCCAGTACTTACAATCGTTATAAAGTTATTCACATTCTTAATAGGTTTATGGCTTAAACTTTTGATCCCATACTTGAAATTAGTAGGTAAAATCTGGGGTGAAATATTCGGATTTATTCCAAAGATTGTAGAGGGAGTAGTAAAGAGTGTCGAATGGATGGTAAATTCAGTAATTGATTTAATTAATGGAATGATTAAAAAGGTTAACGACGTAGGTAAATATGTAGGAATCACAATCAAAGAAATAAAAAAAGTTGAATTTGAACTAGGAGATAGTCCATTCATAGAAGGTGGAGATATTCAAACAAGCTCAACAGATATAGGAGATCAAGATATCCTGGGAGGATTTCAAACACCAGGAGACACTCCACAATTTACACCTGAAGAACAAATAGAAGCAACACCAACAAATCTATCAACACCAGGAAGTGGTCCTGTAATTGATAACAGCACAAAAGACATTGAAATAAACGTAACAGTAGAAAACTACGCTCAAGAAGTAGATGTTGATGAAATGATCCAACAAATCAATCTGAAATTAGCAGAACAGATGTAGGAGGAAGACAATGAGATTAATAGATATATTAAACAAAGACTATGAAAAAATAGGTCTTGATACAGTTGTTTATACTAACAAGACAATTGATGAAGTAGTATACATTGATAGTGATGGAACAGAATGGACATTACGTGATATTTTTAAGACAAATGGTCTATCAAATCAAGAATTTAATAATTTAACTAATTGGGAGACATCATCAATTATCGATGTCACAGTTAATGGAGTTTTTAATGGATTAACAAATTCGCAATATGCGCAACTTAGACC